AGTTGTCTTCTCGGTGGTCATTACCCTGCGCCTCCATGAGGATTGTCTTGGGCTTGGTGGTGCTGGCGGCCGCTTGTGGCGGCGGGGATGCATGGGACGGCGAGCAGTTCCGCACGGGTGCTCAGCAACAGATCCGGCGGGACGAGGGCGCCGAAGAGGTGATCTGCGAAGTGCCCGCGTCGACCGAGACGGGGTGGGTGTTCGCTTGCCGGGCGCCGTACACGGCCGGGAACGGCAACGTTGCGTGGAACGACTACGAGGTCGAGATCGTCGGGGAGTCTGACTTCGAGGTCACGCCGGCCGGTTCCGGCGGCGGCTAGCCCTCGACGACTCGGAGCTGTGCCTCGATGTGATGCGGGCCTCGTGGCGTCCACGCCTGGTTTGGCGGACCGTCCACCTCGAACGTGACCCCGTTCCACGTCACACGGTCACCGCCCGCGACGACGGTGTCCACCGGGAGGTAGGCGATCCACCCGGACATCTGGCCCTCACGGCCGCCGTCGGTCAGCTCGACCGTGGAACTGCGGGATACCCATCCTCGGGTGCTCGACGAGGAGGCGGTCGTCCAGTCCTTCACCGTGTTGCCGTAGCGGTCCGTCGTGGTGCCGGCGTGCACGACGGTCACGTCGTGGACCATCAGCGTCGCGAGGGTCACGGCGTCGGTACCCGTTTCACGATGCGCCGGTCGAGCATCGACAGAATGGCGTCGGGTGACTCGTACGTGACGGAGTAGCCGGCGACGGACTCCTGGCGGATGCCCATGCCGGCCTCGACCATCGCCAGTTTGAACGCTGCCACCTTGAGGATGGCGGGCACGTCGGCCGGTGCGTAGCCGTGCGAGTAGGTGACGGTGTACGACGAGTAGCGGGGCCACCATGACGGCGAGTCGCGCCACAGAACCCCGTAGGCGTCGACGTGGTAATCGGTGACGGCCTCGTCCGGGTAGACGTCGTCACCGTTGCGGACCACGGACGTGATGTCGACGACCGGAAGCTCGGGCAGGACGATGGCACGGGTGTTCGTGCCGTAGACGGTGATCGCCTCGTCCTCGACGAGATCGATGGTCTGGCCGAGGTAGTCGCGGATCTTGTCGCATGCAGCTTCGAGGTCGTACTCGGCCCGGTCGATGTCGACGGTTTCGCCGGCGTAGGACAGGAACTCGTCAAGCGGGACAAACGACATGGCGACCTCCTATCGGGCCGAGCGTGGGGGGATGGCGTCGCCACCATCCCCCCACTCGGTTCAGCTTCTGCCGGTGTCCTTCGCCGCGCTGTGCGGCTTCGGGGCGGCCTGAGCCTTGTTCTCGGCCTTCGGGGCGGCCTGCTGGCGCACCTCGGTGACGTACTGGCGGGAACCGAACTCGTCGAGCTCGTCGTCGGTAGCAGTGAACTCGTCGCCGCCGGTGCGGATCTTTCCGCCGACGTCGACCTGTGTTCCCTCGTTGACCTTCCAGCGCTTGCTCATGGCGTCTGGAGGGCCGTGATCGAGTAGAACGCGGCCGGACGGTAGACCGCCAGGGCGAGGCGCCGCTCGGCACGGAGCGCCGTGAGGTTGAGCTGGAAGAAGTCCGCATGCGAGTTGCTCGCCTCGATGGTGAGCCCACCGCGGTAGAACACCTGCGCCATCGTTCCGAACGCGCCGACGAGCGCCGTGTTCGCAGCGATGCGGGACGTCACGACGACGGGGAGTCCCCATGCCGTTTCGCCAGTCAGGAGCCCGTTGCCGTAGGCGCCGATCATCGGGCCGCCACCGAGGTACTGCCCGGCGGTGTCCTTCTGGAGCCGGAGCGCCTGCCAGTTGTTCGGGTGCATGACAATCCCGTCAGGCTCGACGAGAGCATTCACCCGGATTGCCGTGATGGCAGCGAACAGGGCATTACCGATCGTGGTGGAGCCCGCAGTTTCACCCGTGGTCACACCAGCGGCGGAACGGGTTGCCGTCCCGATGCCGACACGGTTCAGGAGCCCGCGGATGGCCGGGGCTGTGCCGGAGCCGTTCAGCAGTTGGTCCTCCTCGGCGTGCATCACGAAGAGGCGCAGGCGGTTGTCGAGATACGACCGGATCTGCGAGACGTCCTCGAGCATCTCGTCTGACACCGGCAGGAACGTCGCGACCTTGCGGACGGGCTCGTCTACCTGCGTGAACGTGATCGTCGACTCGGGCTTCGCCGCGGCCTCGGTCACGGGCGCAGCAGCGTTCGTGTTCGTCGTCTCCAGCAGGTACCGCACCGTGTTCGAGTCGGTGGTGCCTTGCATGAGCAGGTCGGCGACGGTGAGCTGGCGCAGCGCAACGGCGGCGGCCTGCTGGATGCCCTGGAGCATGGACGGCTGAACGATGGGCGACAGCGTCTCGGTGACGTTGGCCTTCGTCTCGAAACCGGGAATCTCGATGGTGCCGCTCGTCCACTTACCGGTGACCGAGCCGTCCTTGATGCCGGTCACGAGAGTTTTGTAGGCGTCGGACTTGACGAACGCGTCACCGAGGGACTTGGCGCCGTCCGGGGCCGGCTCGGGCGTGCCGTTGAACGTGCCGGTCATGCCTTCCATGTCCTTAACGAACTTGGCGTTCGCGTCCATGTCCTCGACACGGGACTTGAGTTGCGTGGCCTCGGCCACGAGCCCTTCCGCCTTCGTGCGCTCCTCCGGGGTCATGCCCCGGCCTTCGGTGGCGGCGGTTTCGGCGAGGCTCTTGGCTTCGGCGAGCTTCTTGTTCTTCTCGGCGTCGAGGTAGTCCCTCGCGCTCAGGGTGAGGTTCATGGTTGCTCCAGGATTCGGATACGGGTGAGTAGGTCGTCCGAGTCCGGTTCGCTCGCCTTGCCCTGGGCCTCGGCTTCGATGGACTTGGGGGTTTCGTCTGCCGGTTCCCCGGCGGCGAAGAAGTGCGCCTCGAGCGCATCGATGTGGGAACGCACGAGGTCGAGCGTCGTCTTCGAGTGGCGGGCGCCGGCCTTGACGGTCGGGAGCCATCCGCTGATCTTCACGACGGGCGGCTCGGTGGCGTCAGCGAGCGCCTTGACGGCGAGGAGCTCCGTCTCGGGGTTCATGCCCTTGAGGGTCGGGCCGAGCTCGAACAGGTCGAGGTCCAGCAGGTCGTAGGCGCCGTCGTCGGCCTTCTCGGCGTCACGGACGCTGTAGCCGAACGAGAACTCCTTCACCCGGCGGCGCTCGAGCAGATGGAACACCTGCTCGGCGAACGGCCGGTCGAGGTCGATGCGGCCCCGCTTCACGAGCAGCCCGTCGTCCGATTCCTCGACGTCGCCGGGGTCCGCTTCGCCGATGTGGGCCTCGGGGTTGTCCCACATGTGATTCCAGATGATCGGGATCGGTGAGCCCTTCTCGCCCCACTCGGCGAGCGTCTTGCCGAAGGCGCCCTTGACGACACGGTCGCCGCCACGGTCGACGTTGCCGAACACGGATACGAGCGCTTGGAACTCGCCGCGCCGACCGCTCAGCGCCTTGAACTCGGACACCTGGAACGCGCGCGTGCGCATTCCATTCGACGGCCACGGGTGCCCGGCCTCCAGCGACCGCTCGATAAGCGCGGCCGCGCCAGGTGGCAGCAGATCCTTCGGCATGATGGGGTGACCTCCGGTCAGGAGAGCTGGAGCAGGCAACGACACCCGGCGACCTGTGCCGCCGTGCCGCCATGCCCGTCGCCGGGCCACATGAGCCCGTTACTGAAGTTGTCGGATACCGGCACCGTCTCGCCGTTCATCTCGGGGTGCCGTGACTTGCGGGACGTCACGACCCACGTCTTCGTGCGCTCGCGCCCGTCGGCGGCTTGCGACTGTTTGGCGGCCTCGGTGCGGGCAAACGCGATGAGCAGGGTCGCCCGGCCGAGCGCGAGTTGCTCGGTGCGGGACGTCTTGGCGACCTCGAACACGTGCGCCGGGTCGCCGGACTCGTCAAGCTCGTCGTACGTGTGGAGGTTGATCGACTCAGCGGCGATCCGGGCGTTCTCGGCGAGGAAGGCGAGGGTTTGCTGCTCCTCGTACACACCATCGAGCTGCCGGGCGGCGAGCTTGCCGTTCTGGCGGGTGATCTGCGTGGCGAGCAGGTACAGGTCCGACGTCAGCTCGCGGTCCCACCGTTCACGGTCCGTTGCCGCCTTCGCGGACAGGATCGAGCGCTCCTGGCGGTCGAAGTAGCGCCGGAACAGTTCCTCGTGGTCCTTCGCAGCGTCGTCACGCCGTCGCACCGGGGCGGCGGGGATTGCTTTCGTCTGCACCGGGCCGAGCGACGCGACGGCGGGTGTGCCGGGGTCCGCCACGGGGATCGTCACGGCCGGCTGTCCGCCGTAGACGACGTTCATGGGCATGATCGGGGTGTCCCACTCGTCTCCGTCGATGCGGGGCAGGTTGAGCCGGGCACGTCCCTCGTTCGGGGTCATCACGGGCACACCGACCGAGGTCGTCAGGACGGTGGCCTGCTCCTCGAACGAGCCCTTCAGCTTCTCGGCGATGTTGAACTCGACGTACGTGGTCGAGCCGAACGGCTCGAACTCGGGCAACAGTTGGAGCTCGATCTCGTCCTGAAGTTGCCGCAACAACGGACCGAGGGTGTCCTGATACAGCTCCTGGTGCTTCTGCTCGGCGGACGCCTTCGTGGCCGAGCCCTGCCCGAGGAGTGACGGGTCGATGCCGTAGACGATGGCGACTTCCTCGTACGTGAGGCGCCGACCGGCGACGTATTCGGTGTCCTTCGGCGAGAACGAGGCAGGGTTCCACACCATGCCGTCCTCGAGCACGCCGATGCGCCCCGCATTCGACCCACCAGCGAGTGTGGACTCGATATCGGCCCGGAACCGCTGCCGGCCCGTGTCGGACCACTCAGGGGCTTCCAAGGGCCTCTGAATCCATCCTGACTGGCGTGCGGAGTTGCGCCACATGTTCTCACGGTTCTGCTGCCCCGAATCGGCCTCGAGCAGCACCCGGCGCAACGTCTCCAGCGGCGACACACCTTCGTCGGCGCTGTCGGGCGAGTAGCCGGGGAACACGACGAGGCTGGCACGCGGCACGACTTCGCCCCTGAGCGTCCGGTAGGTGCGCCGCCCCTGCTCGTCCACCTCGACGTGGAGCGCCTCGGGTGACAGTCGGGCGACGACGAGACGGCTGCCGAGGCGCATCTTGCGCCAATATGCGACGTCGTAGATCGCCAGGTCCGACACGGTGTCCCGCATGTGGCGGTAACGGGTCGTGACCGGGTTCGGGTGGCGCAGCAGCTCGGCGAGCGGGTGGTCAGGTTCCTCGATGCGGTCCGTGTTCGAGATCCGGCTGTAGACCTTGGCGTTGAGCTGCGCCACGTTGCGGGCCAGGAAGTCGACGACTGCCCGGACGGCCGGCTGACGCTTGTACATCGCCCCGTACGTGCCGCAGTACCAGGCGCCGCCGAGCTGGATGATCGTCTCCCGGACGGTCGGGTGGAACTCGGCGCCCTTGACGAGCGCCGGTGGCGTCGGGTCGGGGTCGGTGAACATGCGGCGGAACCAGCTCACCCGACCACCTCCATTCCCCTTGTTTCGTACGCACTTACACGCTTCGGCGTGGCGCGGGTGGCGGCGTCAAGCGCCATGATGCCGGCGACAACTCCGTCGATCTTCTCGGTGGAGCGCTGCTTGTCAGGCTTCAGGTTCCCGGCAGGGTCCGTGCGGACGACGACGTTGTCGACCATCCAGCGCATGACCGGGTTGCCACCGTGGCGGTACTGCTGGTCGAGCACGAGGCGCTCGAGCTCCTTCGTCGGCGGGGACATCGAGGCGAACCCCTGTCCCATCTGTGCGATCTCCATGCCGTTGTCGGCGAGCGCCTGCACGAACACGGCGGAACCCCACCGGTCGAAGGCGAGCCGGCGCACATCGAACCGCTGAGCGTCCCTGTCAATTTGCGCCAAGATGGCCGCATAATCGATGACGTTGCCCTCGGTGACCGTCAGCCAGCCGTCCCGAGCCCATGTGGACGCCTGCCCGTTCGTGCGGCGGTCCAGACCGGGAAGCTGGTCGCCGGCGACGAAGAAGCGCCAGATTGCGTCATGGCCGCCCTTGCCGTCGGGGAAGTCCCATTT